ATCCTACCGTCGTCGGGAACGTAATAGGATCTCCACTTGGCGGAGTGAATACCAGCTGCTGGCTCATTTTACACCTCTCCGGTTTGCATTTGCCGCTTGCTGGCGGCTGATTGCTGATGCTGCAGCCAGGGGGTCGTTCGTAAAGATATTATAGACATCCCCTCCTGCCGCGAATGCCTTCAGATAGTCTTTCTGTTTTTGGGTCTCCACCGCTGCAACCCTGATTAATTCCTGGGAGAACAGGGCTTTCCACCGGGCAATGTCCGAATACCGCATACCATTAACATCAGTCGATCCGATTCCCCCCTCACCACCACCAAAGGAACCGCCGGCATACATCCCGAGGTTAACAGTGTTAGCTTGGTTCAGCCGCCATGCCGCGATCGCGGTTTCATAGTTCCGCATCTCACCCATAACACTGGATGAGACGCCGGAGGACCCGCGAAGTGCGGCATAAAGCGGGTCAAGCGTTCCAACGCTCGGGCCGAGATAAGTGGACCCCGGAATATTGGCCGTTCCGCCGCTTCCCGATTTATATGGATTGTATCCCATGGCGACCATCCGGCTCTGTGTCGCACCGTCAAGCGTGATAAACTCTTCCGGCGTGACGTTCTTGATAAATTCCATTGCTTTAGCATCACCTCCCGTAACACCCTGGAGAGTAACCGCATTTGCGAAGGTTTCTGCAATCTCTTTTTGCCGGGCCTTGAGTTCTTCCGCGGTAGGAGCTGCCTCGCCCGGGGTTGTGTATCCGGGAAGAACGTTCTTGGGATCCTGTGCCCGTTTTATTGCGGCGTCAATCTCTCTCTGGGCCAGGTTGTTCTGATATGCCCCGGCCTCATCAACAAAACCCTGGACATCCCCCATAAAAAGTTTGGAATATGCCCGGGCCATCGCGGTAAATGATTTATTCTCGTAGGGAGCGATGAAACTGTCCTCAACGAAACCAAGCAGGGCGCCGGAGTAAATAGTGATTGCGCCAGTCAGCCGGTCGATCCGGACCTTTGCTTCATCAAGTCTGCGGATATCCTCATCCGTCCATATCGGGGAATTATTAATTTCGTCTGCCTTCTCGATGTATGTCTGCATTAGCGGCATGAGATCTCGCCACTTCATGCCGTAGATGTCCATGGCCAGAGCGTTCCGTTTGGTCTCATCTTCCATACCGACAAGTGCTATAGCGGTCTCGTTGAACACCTGTTGAGGAGTCTTTCCCGATGGATCCACCCCGAGGCCCATGAATGCTTTATACGCCCTGGTGCTCTTATCACCTGATTCCGCCATGGATAAAGTCAATTTATTAAGGGATATCTCCACGCTGCTGAATGAGGTACCGGAGATCGTGGCTGCGTATTGAAGATGTTGTAGATCCGTTGTGCTGATCCCGGTCTGGTAAGACAGGTCCTTGAGGCCCTGGGCCATTCCGCCGAACTTTTCGATGGCCAGGTATGACGATGCGGCGAATGCAGCTACAGGAACCGCAAGTTTTTGGAGAGTTTCCCCGATCTGGCCGAGCTGAGTTCTTGCATGGGTGACACTTTCATCAAATCCAGCGGTATCGATCCCAAGTTTGACCCAGAGTTCCGCAATGGTTTTACTAATCATTTTTTATCATCTCTCTGGACTTCAGTGTCCAGCTGTCCATCCTGCGATCGAACTCCTTCATCATTTCATCAGTTATCTCCTCAGGTTCGTCCTGTTTACCCGTTTCCCAGCTGAACGCCATGAAGCTGTCAGGCGGTATTGGAACGACACCTCCGGGGTCCATATTCAATAACTGACAGACCCAGATCCGGCCTGCAGTAACCATTGCTGCCGTCTGCGTGGCCTGAAGGGTATCGGAATACTCCCGGTCGGAGCGTCGGAGAGCCGCCTTTGCCTCTGATATTTTTCGGAGTTCCCTTGGTGTTATGTTCCATAAATCTGATGGCGAGAGATTGCATAGACCGTAAGCTACCGGTTCGGCAGCCTCGATCCATGGTCTTCCGAGTTTTTTGGGGTATCGTTCCCCTGAGGCACGGAAGTATCCGCCTCTTTCATCAGCGCGTTTGCATTATACCATTCCCCCGCCGCCAATGCTTTGAGCATGATAAGCCCGATGTCGGCTGCTGCGGCATCAGTTGGCTTTCCGGAAGTGTATAGGCGAGCGTATTCCTGGGCCTGCCGCATTCCGTCAAGGTCCTGGGAGAGCTCTCTTTTGGGGTTTCCTCTTGAGTCAAACCCTTTCTTGAGTCCGTAGTAAAAGACCCTCGAGATTACACCGATCCGGCTGATATAGTCCATGGCCATGATGAGACGCATCGGTTTGTCAAGACTGTCCTCGAGCTCGATGATATCCCCGGCCAGAAATTGGAGGGTATGGGGTTCCCCTCCAATGGTGATCTCTACTGATGACAACATCAGGGGATCACCTCAGGTCGGGCTCAGGACGGTGCCGATAGTCACATCGATCTGGTAGATCTTCGGAGTCTTGGCATCGGACTCAACAACCATAACGAAGATCGTGGTTGTGGCACCGGTACCGCTGTTCAATGTGATCGCCGCGGAGGCCACACCGCTCGCTACGCTCGTGCCGTTTATGTAGATCGTGCCGGTCGTTGCCGTGGCCGTGATCTTGACACCCGTATCATCGGAGTAGGCTGTTACCGCATACTTGTAGGTCGCTGCAGCGGCAGCTGGTGAGAGGGTGAGCGCCTCGCTTGCCTGGTTCGTGATGCTCAGGAATGGAGTAGTGAGTGGGGCCCCTGCGGTCGTAACCGTGGTTATGTCCTCGTAGGGCGTGATGGTGATCATGAGAGTGGCCCTTCCGCTTTTGGGGGTACCGAATCTCAGGTTGGATATCCACCCGTCAATCACTTTCGTTTTAAAAGCAACCCCATATGTGGAGGGATAAACAATCTTCCATATCCCGCCGGTCTTGGCGTAAGCCAGCGTTTCAAGGGCGGTCTGGCACGTATCATCGATTGCGAAGCACGTGAATGTCATATCGCCGAACTCGGAATCGCCCGGGAGGTGGACCTTGTGGGTGCTGTCCTGGGAGGTCCCGTCATCTTTCGCAACGGAGAACGGAGGATCAGTCACTTCAATGGTCTCTGCAAGGACGTATCCGTTGTAGGTGACCCTCATCATCTTCGCGCTTTTTGCCTGTCTTGTCATCTGTAGTTTTCACCTCTTAATCATCAAGGTATGTGACCATAAGGTCACGGTGTTCACGCCAGATCTTCAGCGTGAGTCCATCGCTGTTGTCCGGGACCGACCCGGCATCGTCAATGTCCGAGATATACACGCCATTGACGAGAGTGTTCTGGATTCCTTCCGATGTTGCGGTATAGCATACCGCTTTCTTGATTAGGTCTGAAATGACCTCGGCCTCGGCATCGCCTGGTGTAGAGACTCCCGCGACCTCCGTGGTCGCTGTCATGACCGTGCATTGGATCCTGGCCGTAACGTAGGTTGAGGAGCTGGTGTTCTCCGACCCGGCGTTGTCAATACGGGTTGCCACAATAAGGGGATATGTCGGGGATGGCGGGACCGTTCCGCGATAGATCCGGGTGCCCACCTTGGCAGCAACTGCAGTATTGGCTTTCAGCGCAGTAATCACCGCAAGGGTAATATTTTTCATCCGAACTCACCGGCCTCCATGTTCTGGTTAAGGATCCCCATCGCAAAGCCAGCGCCCTCGAGAAGGTCCGGCCTGATATTGCCGAACCCGGTCTTCAGGGCTGCCCATTCAGCGGTTTTCACGGAACGATAGCTCTCAAACATTCCTGGCTGGAGTGTCCCCTCCATAATGGCAATGTATTTTTCCATCTGCGTGTCAAGCGGCGGGCGGAAATAGGGCCTCGGATACTGGAAATACAGATATCCTCTGCGATCTCTCATCCCCCAGAATCCGAACTCCAACCGCCGGGCATATGGCAGATCAGTGCCGACATAGACATACGGTTTCTCGCCGGACACCACATCCTCGAGGAACCCTGGTTCCTCCACGTGAATTGACCGCCGGAGTGTACCGGTCTTGTAAGGAGCGATGACCTTGACATCGTTGGCATAGGCTTGTCCGGCCTTCTTGACGGCAAGTTTTGCCCGTTTCCGGGTAGCCTCGATCTCGTTTGCCAGAGCTGTCCCGAACTCCGATAATCCGGTAATCGAGGGGCCGGCGGTCATCCAACCCTCAACTGGTTTAGAATCCAGGTTCCGGCTGCAGTTATCACCGTTGAGATCGCCGCGGCATATGCAAGAATGGAGTTATGGAACATCTCGAGGGAGTAGATCCGGCGTGCATGATCCTCCATGCATTGGTCCGTTTTATCAAAACGTTTGATGAGCGTGTCCATCTTCTCATCAAGTCGAATGAGAACATCATGATCTCCGGGTATGGGAATACCAGGAATGCCCTGGATGCCCCGGATGCCATTTCTTCCGTCGTTCCCATTATATCCCCTTTCACCCCGATCGTCCATTCATGCACCTCCATTGGAAATAATGCAGTCAAGGACCGTGATCGAGTTGGCATGTCCTGGAGGACTTGCGTACATGATTTCGTAAGTCACCCCGTCAACCACGGCCCTGTGTAGCCGGGTGATGGATGCATAGACCCCGTTAAGGGCGATTCTGTGAGTTGTCTGCCCGTACTCGTTTTGTTTTCCCTTCACCTCCTTTCCTGAAGAGAGCGAAACGCTGCAGGGTATATCAATATGCCCGGCAAGGTCTGCCCAGGTCTGGATAGGTTGAGAACCGGAGTTCGTGCCATCGGTTTCTGCCTGGATCGTGCAGAGCGATGGATGAAAGTTATCGGTGATTGCTGCGTTCCTCCGTGAATCAATAAACGATGTTTCCAATTCGTCACCTCAGGCTGAGATATGGATCATCCGGATTCGGTACGATGATGATCCCCGACAAGGCCGATGC